TTACAGCAATCTCGCTTAATAATGTTAGTAGGTTTTTCATAGTTTTAAATTTTTATCGTGAATATTCCTGATTTGTTCCAAAATGACATACTTTATAATGTATATCGAAATCCAATATACAAAACCAATTACCATAATTATCAGAGGCATTGTTCTGCAACCTCTCTATTGTATATAAGAATTGACTGCTAAATGTTTTACCCGTACCTGTTAGCATAGGTAAATCATATATATAGATATAATTAGCAATAAGTGGGGCTATTGGTATTTTAACCGTTTCTACTGTTGTATTACTTGCATTAATAGTATCTCCAATATTTGTCCAGTTACCTGTTATTTTCAATACAACGGTATCTCCTGCACTACCTGTCGCTTCCACGTAATAATGAATGTGTGGGCTTACCATAGTTCCATCGCAATATCCGTGCGACATTTGTAATGAAACATAGCTTATATCATTCGCTGACTGGTAATTATAACAAGCAGAAAACACGCCTTGACTATTAACCTCTCTAACTGTCGGCGAATTAACGCCACCAGCAAATGATAAACTCGATGCTGTCAAATCATCCCATTGTATGATATTCCCACTTAACTCAAAGTTAGAAGTGTCAATAGTACATATAGTGTCGTTTAGATGCGTAAAGTAAAAACCTTTAGTTCCTGTGTTTACGTGTGGCGTTTTCTGCCCAAAAGCAAGAACAGAAAATAATATTAATGTTAGGGTAATTAGTATGTTTTTCATGTTATTTAAGTATTAATTGTTTAAGTTTCTCTCCGAACAAATAAATCTGCATTAATTCACTTTCGGTAAAGTTTTCTATATTTATAAGTTTATCGTAGAATCCATCATTTAAATCTCGCATAATAAACCTCTCTTTAGCTAACCATGAAGTCTGGTCAATATTCTGATACATAAAGTCCGCAATGCTGTCAAAGGGAACGCCAAATTTAGATACAAGCATATTTTTTATATTGATATAATCTTGACCCATTTCTTGCTCCGTAAAAAATGCAGTTGAGGTAGTGCTGTCTTTTATTGTATAATAAGAAGCTCTTACATCAGCTTGTTTGTTATAGCAGAAATTATGAATATACACCGTTTGAGCTGTTGCAGATACGGTTATAATTGTAAGTATTATTAATAATATTTTTTTCATAGTTTTAAGTTTTATTCGGTTACGTCTGTGTCAACAACCTCTGTTCCTCCACCTGTTATGGTTTCAGTATAAGTTCCTGCTCCTGAACGTCCTACATTTGTAAAGTAATTATTATAATTTTTTATTGTAAGAACTGAGGCTGCATTATTAATACAATCAACGCTAAACATACTACCTCCGTTGTGTATATATGTACTATTACCTGAAACTTCAACACATCTGTATAATCCAGTTGACCCATTTCCTGCAACGATTGAACCGTTGCCATTTAATCTTAATATTCCGCTATTAAGTTTTATTGCCATAGTTGTTACATCTGTATCATACAAACCTAAAGCCTCTATTTTTCCATTAACCACTAATTTTCCACCATTGATATAAAAATGACTTGACCTTCTTTCATTCCCAGAGCCTGTTATAATTAGATATGCATATCCATTCAATTCAATACTTCCTCCTGTTATGGTTGAGTGTGCGGTATTAGTAGTATTTTCTGGGGCATCGTAGTAATATAAACCATTTATTTGTGTTTTATACGCCGACACATTAATTATTGATTGATATATATTACCATTAATTGTAGAATTATTATAAGCAAAAGTAAATGTACTGTTACTTATATTCCCATTAAATATAACTCCATAAGTAGTATTAATTCCCTCTGTATAAGTACAATTATTAATATTTCCATTAAATGTAAGAGCTATATTATTAGCACTACCTATTACGATATTTCCATTAATATTTCCATTAATATTAATAATAACAGCCCTATTGCTATTAGCATTTGATACTCTATGAAAGTACAACGCTTTAGTGCCTTTTATGTCACAATCAATTTGAATTTTTGCAGGGTTTGTTGTTGATGCCCCATCTGGAAAAATCTGTAAGGCGTAATAACTTGCATTAGTTGTCTCTATGTTCCTACATTTGAAAGTTCCATTAACACCTGCACCTGAACTTAGTATAGCACCAAACTGAACAGCTACGTCTGCTGTTGAAATATAATCCCCTCCTAAAAGTAATAAGTTAGCTCTATATGTCGTACCACCATAAGTATTAATTACTATACCACCACTTGACTGACTTATATATTTACCATTAATAGTAATATTACCATTAAGTGCTGTTGCTTCTATTAATGTTGCTGCGGTATTACTTGCTTTATAATATTCTAAATATGGGTTATTAGTTGTTGAACTCGATACGTATAATAATTGATTAGTAGTATTAAAAGTGAAATCGCCAGTTACAATAAAATCATTAGTATAACCAGTTATATTAAATAAACCACCTGATGTAGTTTTCGTAACAACCGCACCATTCATTCCGTGCAATCTTACACCATCTTTTGAAATTGTATTGGTTTCAGTATACACACCCGCATCAACAATTACAACATCTCCAGCTGATGCAGCCTGAACTGCTGTGTATATTTTATCTGTGCCTCCACCTGTTACAATCCATTTGAAGCCTGTTGAACTACCACCGCCTGTGAATGTTTGGTTATTAAAATACAATGTATCGTTACTTATACCTATTCGATATATAGTGTCGTTACCAATAAAAACCGTGTCTTCTATGATTATGTTTTTATTGAATTTAGCTAGGCTGTCGAATACAACAGTGTCGGTTCTTGCTGTTATTTTATCTGTTTTTACCCATTTAATAACTGTTTGTGAGTTACTAGTTATTGAAAGTAACAATAATAATGATAATAATTTTGTCTTCATAAATTAAATTTCTTTTACTGAATATTCTAAATAAACATTTGCACCTACAATAGGACTTGATATGATAAATCCATTAACGCTCTTACTACTTATAATACTTGATGCTCCATCGGTTGACCCTGTTACTGAATCATATAATCTATAAGTAAGAGTGTAATTAACACTTGGCATTACACTTGTAAAAATAATTGTTTGAGGGTCGGTTGTTATATTAACAATTCCATCTCTCGATTGTTTCGTAGCATTAATTGAAGTCCAATGTGATGCATTCCATATTCCTGTTGTTGTTGCAGTATTACATATATATATACCACTAGAATATACAACAGCCTGTCCTAAATAATAAGTTCTTGTTGTTTCGTATGGGAATAAACCAAATAATGTATTATCGGTTATTAAATTCGCAAATGATGCTATTATATCATCTATAAATATGGCATTATCTGCACCATTAATTGCATTAACACCATTGCTATATATAGTTGAAGTCCTATCCGTATATAGTTGTGCAGTAGTTTTTTTTGTTCCAGCCATAATTAATTATAGTCGTTATTGTAGTCGTTATTATAATCACCGCCAATATTTGGAGGCATTGCCTCTGTCTGGTCGTTATTTAATATAATTTTGCTAAATTTAAATAAATTTTTAATGTCATTATTACCTATTCCACTGTTATTTATTATAATATTTTGACTTGGTTTTAATTTGAAATTCAAATTTAAGTCATTGTCAGCAATAAATGTAAATACTTGTTCTATGTCCCCGAACTCCTGCAGAGTTACGTCCCATATATTTTGACCTGATGAAACTAATTTATTCTGCATCGATATAAATGTTAAAATTATTGTCTATTTTTATTTCATTAACTACGAAATTATCCATTACAAGATTTTCTCTTATTAATCCTTTTATCTCTAATGGTGTTTTACCACCATTCAACTGTCTTTCAATTCCAACTCCAATACGTGGATATTGATAAAACTGACCCTTTTCTGATTTACATATTAACTCTAAATCTTGTTGCCTTGCTTCATCTAATTTAATGTCGCCGTTTTCAATTACTATGTCGTAATCTTGTAATATAATATCTATCATGATAAAGTTCCGTTTAAATTATTAGCACTAACAACAGCACCTCCTCCATTACTTAAAGCCGCAGCCGTTATATTTAATGGTGTTATAACTACTGTTGCGGTTTTAACGTATGTATCAATATAATTTGATAAATCCTCTGCAAATTTCTCAATAGCTTCATCTTGACTTTTACCCGATGAACCATCATAAGTTTTTAAAGCGTTAGTTAATGCTTTTATACTTGTTTTTAATGTAGATTTATCTAAAGCCATAATATTAATTTTCAAATAAATTATTAATTTTCACATTAATTGAATCGAATGAAGCAAAGTTAATAGGTGTGCCACTGGAACCAGCTGGAGTTGTTACAGTTAATGCTTTTATTGATGTTATCAAATCGTTTAACACTTCTTTTAAGCTCTCGTTATTACCTGCTATTATAATTTTATCTACTTCTTTGCATTGTGATAAAAAAGCTATGTTTTTATTTATGAAAGTAATTATACATTCTGTTCCATCTTTTGGTAAAACTAATATACCATTATCACTTGCATCTTTTATTGCTTGTAATCTAACATTATAAACCATAGGGCTACCATCGTTTGGCAAAACATCACAAAGTTTAGTAGTTGAATTAACATTACTTACAACTCCTGTCTTTGAGTATATCCGTTCCTTTTTAAGGAATGAATCAAAATATTGATATATAGCGTCTTTTATTGTCATACTGTTCTGCTTCCTAATGTTATATCTTGACGACCTCCTCCATTGCCAAATGATGTAACTACTTTATTAACATAATAAGATTGTTTGTTTCTTTCAACATACTTTTTATCATATAACGTAACTTTGTCACCATGTATTACAACAGGTTCAAGAAATGTTGTAAATGAACCATAATAGCCTTCATATATCATAAGTGGATAACGCCTTGTTAATTCAGCATCTAATAACGCCTTAGCCTGTGCTTTTGTTTTATCGCTGTAATATACATTATGTGTTAATTGATTGCCTTGCGGGTCTGCATCTGTTATTGTAAAAACACTGTCTTTATAATAAGCATATCTTGTAACTTTAGTATTATCGTCCAATGTAGCAACTCCTTTTAATGAATAAACTACGTCATCAACTCTACGATATTCAAGCGAACTACTTATAATATTATATTGAAATCCAAAGTCATGAGTATTGCTTGTTTGACTGTTAAGCAACCCTATAACGAGTTTCCCGTTCCTTATATAGCTAATCAATGATAACTGGTCTTTTATTTCATCAAGAACTTGAACTATATTTACAACTGAATTATTATCAATTATAAAGTCGCCTATTTGTGTATTTTTATCAACACCCTGATATTCTACTTCAACACCACTTCCAGCCATAACATAGTTCATTAAAGTAGATATTGTTGTATTCTTAAAGCTTTCAGATGCTATGTTTTTTTGTTTCAATTTCCACATCAAATCCTCACATTCAATAATAACGGGGTTGTTTGGTTTAACCGCTGAAATAAATCCATTAAATATTGTTGTTAAGTTTTCATCATAACCGCATTTAATAACTACTATGTCGCCACGTTTGAAAACATTATTTGTTCCTATTATTATCGGCTTATTATTGATATATAATGAAGTCGGTAATTCAATAGTTGCTTTATCTGTAAACTCTTCCCATGTACTCTCTACTTGACAATTAACAGAATAGTCCATTGCGTAATTACCTATTGTTATATGAGTTCTTAAAAGCTTCATTATTCTATTACTTCTAAATTAATAGGTGCATCTGAAATAGCATTAATTGTAAACGGTTGTTGATTTCTTATTCCTTCTTGCTGTGCTATTGAATAATCAGTTATTACAATTTCAGATATTCCAAACATATTTATAAAATTACTAAATATTTTTATGCTTTGAGGGATTTTACATATATTAATTAACGTCTGAACATCGTCTTCTGGATAAATATTATCATTAATCCATATAACGCCATTTATTGCTATTTGATAATCACCATCTGAAATAAACTCTTTTATAGTTCCATTCTTACCTTGTATTGCAGTAGTTACTATATTTTTTGTTTGAGATACAGTAATTATAGCCAAATCAATTTGAATCGGCTTAAACGAATATTCTGTTCCGTTTATATCTTTGTAAATATTAGCACCGTTTAATTCGCCAAAAATAATTGAATCATAAACAGGCGTATTAAGTAGTGATTGTTTGTCGGGATTGTCTGTTGAATATTCGCCAAGTGAAATTAATTTACCTTTACCTAAAGTAACAAGTGTGTCGGTAACTGTCAAATTAAAAGCCTTAACAGGTTTTAATGCATCTAATGGTTTTATCTTTGTAAATGTAACCTGTGCCATTTGATTATTGATTTAATACTATTTGTGTATCGTTAAGACTACCTAATAAAGCGTTTAATACTGCTTCTTTTATTTCATTTGTGCTTTCTTTTAAAGTACTAGTCGATACCGTGAAGTTTTCTACTAACTTATCTATATTGATATTAAATACCTTTGGAGCAGACGAAGTTATTTTTGTTTCTTTGGTTTCTGTTTCTATGGTTTGACCGTTCAATCTTTTTGGTAATGTTTTTTCTATTTTAGATTGTTTTTCCTCTAAAACTTTTCTAACTTCTTCTAGGTTTTTTATTGATTGTTCTAATTTATATTGACCACCCCTCCCAGTTAATTTACCCTGATATTGTTCTACTAAATTATTTATTATTTCTAAAGACGATTGTATTTTACTTAAATCAAAATTGCCAGCAACTTTATTTAAATCAACCCCTATCATTCTTTCTATTAAACCAGACTGATTTACTAAACCAAACTGTTTTAATAGTGTTTTTTCAGGCGAAAAAACTACACCTGATTTTAATGTTTTTAATTTTTCTTGAAGTCTGTCTATTTCGCTTCCAAACTCCATATATTTTTCAACTAAATACGAAACAGCAATAACAGCAAGTCCTATCCCTGTTTGAGCCAACGCAGCCTTAAACCCTTTCATTGAAGTTATTGCACCTTTAATACCTTTTTGCATCACAACATAAGATATTCTTAATGCAGTATTCATTATAGTTGCAATTTTAGTGGCATAACTAACCGCTTTTAGAGCTACTAAATAGATAATATAATATTTAGCTAATTGTGCTATAAATTTAATTGTGCTAATGATAATAGCTGAATTTGTTTGCATCCACGAAACCAATACCATAAATTTATCAATTAACATATTTACGGTTGGCATTAATTTTTCAGCTATTGTTATTCCTAACATTTGTGCATTGCCAACCAATGTTGATAATTTACCACTTGTTGTTTCTGATTGTTTTTCCATCATTTGGAAAAAGTCACCTCCATTCGCAGACATTGAAGAAAATGCTTCATTGAAAACAGAAAATGTTATTTTACCTTGCTCTGCTAATTTATAAACTTGGTCTTTTTGAACTCCAAATTTATCGGCTAAAGCTTGCATAATAGGAACTCCACGTTCTGAAAGTTGATTCAACTCCTCTGCTTGCAGTTTTCCTTTATTCATTGCTTTTCCGTAAATCTGTGCCATATCATTTAATGGTACATTTAAACCAGATGCAACGTCACCTAACTTTCTCAAAGTACTTGTTAAATCATCTGCACCAACTCCAAAAGCTAATAATGATTTACCTGTGTCTATTACTTCGGCATTATCATAAGGCGTTACATTTGCAAACTCATTTAAATCAGCTAAAGCTTTGTTTGCTTTTTCTGCACTTCCTAAAAATACGGTAAAAGCAACTTTTGCTTGTTCCATATTCATACCAAGTTTTAAAACAGAAATAGCAGCAGCACCAAATCCTATGCCACCTAAAACCCCAGATAAACTACCTAAAGTACCTTTGAAAATATTTGTTTTTTTATCAAGATTATCAACTTGATTTTGAATACTAACAAGTTTTGTGCTAAACTTATCTCTTAAAGATATTATATATTCTACGTTATTTGACATTTAAGATAGTTTTAATGGAACTTGTGCCATTGTTAATATTCCAACCTTTGCAAGAAACTCTATTTCACTCCAATATACACAAAAGTCATCAGCAGAGGTAACGTCCTTTTTTAAATAATATCGGATAAGTGCAGTTTTCTCTCCAAAACCTATTGACTTATCCGATAATTTATATTTTTCTAATTTTTTTTTAATTCTCCCTCGTAAACCTCAACCAGTTCAGCACATTTCAGACATAAAGAAATATATAATTTAACGTCTTTTTGTATTTCTTCTAATTTACCTGAATTGCCTTTATAACAACCATCAAAAATAATTTTACCTGCATCAATTAAATTAACTTCGCCTGTTGATTTCAACATTTTCTGTAAAGCTAAACTCATAACAGAAAATGTAGGTTCTATTAGTTCGTAGCTAATTTTATTTATTGTTATGTTCATCATAATTAAATAGGTTTTTTAACTATATGACTTGCTATTCCTGTGCAACTTACTTTAATGTCAGTTGTATCTACATCTGAACTTACTGAGTCCTCAGTAAACATAAAGTTCTTAATAGTTAATGAATAAACATTACTAGTATTAGCTATTGTAACAGGTATATCAAATGGAGGTATGTCTTTAATGTCATAGTTTGGACTTGCAATTTCTAATGCTTGTACTTCATTAAGAGCAAGTTCAAATGTAACCTCCGCTTGATTCTTTTTGCCGATACCATAAGAAACAGGTAATGTACCTGTTCCGTGATTAAACGATTTATCCTGTGCATAAGTAATTGATAAATTACTTAATGATGTCAAAGGAACACCACTAACCTGAAATACTATTTCAGCGTGGCTATATTGTCTTCCGTTAATTAATGCTATTGCCATTTGTTAGATTATTTGAGTAGTAAAACCACTATTTATAATTATATTTCTTGCAACGCCAACTGGTATATTTTTAATTGTTATTACTAATTTACCTGTTGTTATTACATCTTGCGTTGAATCTATTTCAACTGAATATTGTGAAATCTCTCCGTTAGCTTGCATTACATCTAATTGAGTTTCGCAAACTGTTCTAAATAAATCAATAGTATCAGCAGTTAATGTTCCATTTGTATTTACATACAATGGACTCGCTAAATAACCTAATATTGAAGTATATACAAGTCTTTCTGCTTTATCAAGTGTTCTATTGTTTTCCATAGTTGCAAAGTCGCTAGTGTTAGCTATTGCTGTATAACTATCATTATAATAAGAACCTGTTCTTCCCTGAAACTTACGTAAGAATGTATAATGTTTGTCGTTTAATTCATCTTTTAATGAATCACTTGCACCTGACCATAATGTACCTTCGCAAAAAGCAACTTCTTCTAAAATATTACCTAAAGAAACATCGAACTTATTAACCCATGCAATACATTCATTTACTTTAGCTAATGCTATTGTTCCTAATGTGTTACCTAAAGTTGAAATCGTAAACCCACTAATACCTTTAACGTCTTCTGTTAATTTTACAAAATAAGCAGTATTATAAGGAGCATTACCGACAGAATCTTGAATACATTGATAACAAGCACCAGTCCATTTTAGTTTGTCGCCTTTGATGTATTTTTTGCTGTTAGAATAAACAGTTTGATTAAAGTTAGCGTCTTCGCCTAAAGTAACCATAACATCACTTGAAGTAAGAGCTGTAAGGTCGCTAATAGTTGAAAGAGTAACCGATGTCATGTCAGCGTGTAATACAGCAGATAATGGTTTCTTTGCCGTTCTGTTTGTATTTAAAACACTTTGAGTAGTAGTTATCAACGATGTTGCAAAAGCGTCATCTTGTAATCTAATCCCTATTTGTCTTATCTCGCCTAAAGCATAGTTTTGAATAGTTGTAATTTCAGTTGCATCATAAGTTTTTGTTGCATAAATACCAACATAAAGAACTCCTTTTGGTTGCATTCTAAAAAACTCACTAATATCATAATGCATAACTCTTAATATCGAGCCAGCACCTGTTGAAAATTGAGTTGTTGTTATTGTTCCTGCAGTTGATACAACAACAGATGAAAGATGTGTACCACCGTTTAAGCTTTCGCCTAATTTTGAAGGAGCAACTAATAAAACATCACTTGTTGATACAGTTGAAGTAAATCCTGTCTTTGAACTCAAAGCATTAATAGAAGCAACTAATGCTGTTGCAACTGCTGTTGTTGCAGTGCCACCTGTTATAACTGTATGACTTCCGATAATAGCACCATCAACATATAATGCTACTGTGTCGCCGGCAACCCATGTGCCACCAGCTACATATTTTGCACCTGTTGGTTTTGTTTCGTCTGAATGAGTGTTTACAATACCAAGATTTTCAGCATCTTGAACCGAATAAATTTTCTTTATTCTGTCGGTTGCTGTAAATCCACTTGGCAATGTACTTGTATAATACACCAATGCAGAATAGTGGTCTTTACCAGCTAATGGTCTGCCAACTCCGCCTGATGTTCTATTGAATGTAACATTATTTAGTGCCATTTATTTATTTTTTTTAGATTTTTTAATTTCTTTCTTTTCTTCAATAACTTCTTCAATTATTGGTTTAATTTCTTTAACCTCTTTAACCTCTTTTATCTCAGGCTTAAATACGTCAGTACGTAATATAACAACAACTTCTACATTATTGCTTCTTCCGTGAGCATAAGCATAAGATTTACTTTCAGGATAAAAGAATTGGTTATCTAATGTTGCATACATAAAAGGTAGCATAGGCTTACCATCAAAATATGTTTTAGAAAACTCTACTATTTGTTCTTTTGTATATAACATAATATTTGTATTAAAAAAAGGTGGCGTTTAAACCACCTTTCTTATTTATAATCTTAAGCTTCTTGAACTAATGTAACGATACCTTTACCGTCTGTTCTTAAAGTAGTAGCACCATGCATAACCATAGCACTAAATAAAGAGCCGTAGTAAGCAGGATTATCACTATCTGCAAAAACTTTGATTTCGCCTAAAGCATTACAAACAGCTGATTCATGCCATGCAATTGCACCAAAACAATCAGATGCAGCAGCAGCAGCACCAACAGCTTTTATAGTAGGTGTAGCAGCGTCAGCATAAACAACAACATTACTTCTTACTATAATATTAAATCCCCAAATCTTAGCAACAACTCCAGTTGGAAGGTTACCTTGATTCATATAATCAGAGTTTAATAATGTTGCTTTATTTTCAATTAACATGTTATGATACATTTTAGATGGCATTAACATATAACGTCCTTCTAATGGCATATCGTCTTCATCTAATTTAGCAGCACAAGCAGCTATATCATTAATTAAAACTGCATCTCTATTGCCTGTTCCTGATGGAGGGCATATATCAGCAGTTGCTGTTCCTGTTGTAAGAACTATTTGTCCACCAGCAGAAACTAAACCAGCACCAGCCCAGCTAACAGCTGTTTCGTCACCGATTCTTTTCATTATTTTTTCAGAATGTTGAGCAAGAACATCTTGACGTTTGTTATAATTAACTTGAAGTGCTTCTAAGTCAGTTATTAACATTGTGCCAGTTGTATATTCGTTCAAGTTGTAAGTTCTGTCTGTATCTGTTCTTTGAGTAACAGTTGCAGGAAGAACTGAACGGTTTTTTTCAACATCTGCTATTGTTCCAGCTTGTGGAATATGTACAGTTTTGTTTGATACGTATCCGTCATGATTAACAGAACGTCTTACGAATGAACTATCAGGGAAAATTGCTTTTTGAATGTCCTGAATCCATATTTCTTTTTGAATTGCCATTGTTTTAAATTTTAATAGTTAATATTTTTGTTAATTAATTAATTTTTACTTATTATTTGTCGCCTATGATAGTCCACATGATAGTTACAGTTCCTGTGAAAGTTGCTGTTCCTGCAGTATGTGATGCATCATCATCAATAACGAAGTTTAAATAAAGGTCTTTTGCAGTTCCAGTTCCATCAAACCATCTTGCTCCTGTTTCAGTTAAAGCAGTTGCAATTGATACAGCGTCAGTTACGCCAACTTTAGCAACAGCCTGAGTAGTTGCAGTTGATTGCAATACGTCAGCTTCTGTTCCTGTTAAAGTAGCTCCTGTTGTTGCAGTTGCAGTTCCTAAAGCAACATCACCGTCCCAAGTAGCTATAATAGTACCTGTCACTCCGGCAGTTAAGGCTCCATCAACAACAGCACCTAAAGTACATAACAATCCTTGTGGAAAATCATATATTTTTTTACCGCCATATTGAGCAACGCCAGCGTCATCAGCTATTGTTATTACTTCGTTTGTTAATGTAATTACAGTTTTATGAATATCGTTGTTACCGTATTCTACAACTGCTACGTTTGTGCCAGCAACAGCACCAACACCAACTGATGTTAATGAAGTTTCTGTTGTTGCATCATTACCGAAAGGTTGTCTAATTAAAGTCATGATAATTATTGTTTTTTATTGTGAATATATTGTTTCTCATATAAAGCTCTTTCTTTTTCTGGGCTTTCATTTTTCATTTTTGCTAATCCACTAGGGTCATTTTTTTGCCAGTCTTCATGTGACCAGTCAGCTCTAGGGTCTTCATTAACATCATTGATTTGTCTAAAAATATCAACGTGTTGAACTCTAATATTAGCAACTAATTTTTTAAATGCTTCAAAATCATTTTTAGCATCTGCTATTAATTCAGCTTTTGCTTCTTCTTTAAATTTACCTTCTGTTATACAGTTTTCAATAAATGCAACAACTTCTTTTTCTTTGTATGCAATTAATTGATTGTTAATTTCAATATTAACATTTTCTATTTCAGAAAGTTTTGCGGTTAGTTCGTTTTTTTCGTTTTCTTGAACTTCAACCTTTTCATTAAGTCCATTAATAACAGCTTCTTTTTCTGAAATTAGATTTTCAGCTATTTCTAATTTATTAACTACTTCTTCTTTACTTGCTTCTAATTCTTGAATTTTAGCAACAACAACTTCTTCTGTTGATTGTTCGTCAAGATTTAAATGATTGATTATTTGTTCCATTTTATTTAATTTTGGTTTGTAATTTATTTCTGTTTTATGAAAAGCCGCTATATTACTTATTATTTCATCTATTGACATTTCATTATTTATATTTGGTTTTTTAGCATAAGAAATAACTTCGTCAATAAATCCGTGTTCTTTTGATTCATCAGCAGTGTACCATGTTTCTTTACTCATTATTTCATCAACTTCTTCTTTAGATTTTCCGCAACGGTTTTGAATAATCTTGCTTAACTGGTCTCTTATTGCTGTTAATGCTCTTTTAATCTTTTCATCTTTAGTTGTTGATATGCTGTCCCAACCTAATTTAGGTTCATGTATCATTAATAAAGAAAAATCACTTGCACTTACCTTGTCGCCTGACATTAATATAATACCAGCCATACTTGCAGCAACGCCATCGTTAATAGTATGGATTGTACATTTAGTATTTAGGTTTGCACTTACAACAGATAGCCCGTTAATAACAGAACCACCACCAGAATTTATTCTTTGAGTTATTTTTTTTATACCTATTTCTTCTAAATAACGAATTTCATTAGCTATTTGGTTGCCGTCTATTTCGCACCCAACATCACCGTAAAGCAACATTGTAGCTTCTTCTTGTTCTTCGTTTATTGAGTTTATAAATTTGTAGTCCATCGTTTAAAATCTATTTATACAAAAATAATTCAAATACAAACATATTTTACAAAATATTTTTTTACTAAAATTATTTACAGTATATTTGTTTAAAATAACTTTGCTATTTATATATTTTATTAACACATCATGCCATTATACACAGTTACGTTCGTAAAAGAAAACGGAATAAGTCAATACCATCAATGTATAGTAGAGGCTATTAATGAAGACAAAGCCTTTGATGTTGCTGTTTATGATGCGAAAATAAAAGGCATTATATTACCTGATAATGTTTGGGTTAGAACATATAAACATAAGAACAATGGAAAAACAAAAATTCACAAAGAAGTATAAATCAGTAACAAAAGAACACATCAAAGATATTAAAGATGTTGATAGGGGTGTTTCATCAGGAGTTATCTATAAGCTAAAAAATAACGATACAATAGAAGAACCGTTAAAAAAAACAGCGGAGGTTGTTATACCTAAAATAAAAGTTGATTTTCCTGAATTTAACATTGATATTACAGATGTCAATATATATCATAAACCAAAGAGCAGGTATAAATATATTGATATTACTATTGGTTTAATCTCTTAAATAATTCCAAACTGTTTGCTCTGATATTTTATATTTAATAGATAATTCCCTTGCTATTACAGTGCATTTGCAGTTGTTATTACCTTCATATCCTTTTCGATGTATCTCTTTTTTTCTATTCCAATAATGATGTCGGCAAAGATGCTTTTTAACAGTATGTTCGTTTATCAAAAATTCAGAAACAGCGTTATCAATAAATACATCGGATAATTTATGTATCTTTTTTAATTCGTCTAATAATTCTTGTTTTATCTTATTTACCATTGCCTGTTCTTATTACATTATTATCTATATCTAATTCGCCTACAACATCTAAAGCAATTGCTCCGCCATGTGCTGTATTAGCTTCAACTAATGTTGTATCTGAATAAGCTAATTCCTCGCAACTGCAAGTAAAAGTAGTTTTCCATACAACAACTCCATCATGTGCTGTATCTTGTTCATCTCTTAATCTTTGAAGTCCAGTTGTTTGCTTATTTGTTATTTCGTAGTTTGATAGTGCCTTGTAGATATTATGTCTTAATACGTCTATTTCAGTAAAACTATCACTTTCATCTTTTAATGTTTGGTACGCAATATGTATAACTATTGTCATATTCCCTTTTTGTTGGTGGGTAATATTACCTATATCTACTGTCTTTTTTATGTTGCGTCCAACCCTATGAGATGACATTTGCCAGTCAATATTAGCAAACTCAATATAACACGCTGGATATTTAGTGACCCTCTCACGTGCTTCATTAAGATATTGACTATTAAATAATTCAACTGTATTAACTCCTATTGTTGAAGCTAATATTGTTTTTATTCCTGAATAAATATCTGAAATGCAACTCATAATTATTTAAATATTAAGTTTAATTCTCTTTCTATTTTTGTTTTAATAGTTTTTTCAAGTTCTGTTGATTCCCCTATATATTCACGTTTAGGCATCTTAAATCTATATTTTCCAAAAGCCTTACCCATTAATCCAAAGTTATGAATCCTTGCATATACCAAACCTGTGCTACCAACTACTATTGCTTCAAAACGTGTTCTTAATACTTGTATTGAGTTTCTTAATGCTCCGCTTTTAACTAATATAGAACGTCTTTTGCCTTCGTTGTTTGACTTTCTCTTTTCCCATGCTCCTTCATCGGTTTGACCTCCGCCTGTTCTAAAACCTTTAACGAACCAATTTTTTGCAGTTATTCCAACCCATCTAGGCAATAAACTTTTCATAGCTTTTGCTTTTTGGTTTTTTAATTTAAAATTGAAATCACCTTTTTTAGTAATCATTATTTTAAGTTATTAGGAATCGGTAAATCAAAGTTTTTAGCTTTTAAATCTGCATATTTACTCGGCACATCATAATATGGGTGTGTTTCTTTGAACACCTTACCTGTTTTGCCAACATTCTCTCTAAATAGTGGCGGATATTGTTTATCGTATTCTTTTTTATTTTCTTTTTTCAAATCTTTTAAATCCTGTTCAGCTTTTTCGGCTTGCTTTATTTCTTTTTCTGTTATAACTTCTTCTTCTACTACTAGACACCTGCAGCTCCATCCGTTTGGTGGGTAATATGTGTTCCAAAATGGGTCATCAACAGGCTTAACAATATCGTCAAGTATTGCGTGTTCATCTCTTACTCTTTCATCTCCAGCTGTTTGATAGCGTAAGTATTTAAATATATCTTTATTTTCTTGTATTTCGAGCCACCTATTAGCTGAATAAGACTGATTTATTGCTGTGTTATATTCTGTTTTCAACCAATTCTTATTATAAGTGTCAAATATTTCGGAAGCATCTTTTTTGAAGTCGTTAAATGAACGGATATATCCTTTATCATCCATAATCTTGCTTTGAATACTTCTTACTTCCTGAAATGTTTTAGCCGCAGAGAAATTATAAATATTTAAATGAAGTTTTTTAGCTAACTCATAATTCGGACTTCCTATTGCAAAGTCAGCTAACCCACCGCCATAACCTTGTATAACTCCTTGTAATAACTTACTCGAACTATCTAAATATACATTCAAAGGCAAATTAAATAAATTAGTCTGTCCTGAATATACATTCAATAGATATTGCTCTATTTGTTCGGTGGTTAGCATAGGTTAGCTATATATTATAAGAAAAATAAACTGCATGAGTGTCTCTAATATAACAAGTTGTTGTTAAACCAACTATAAGCGAACCTGCTGTGCTTACTACTATTGGAGCAAATAAACTTGGGTAAACCTCTGTTCCTGAATCAAGAAATAATGCTAATTGACTACTTAATGCTTGTACTGTTGGTCTGTAATATGTATCAATAGGAGCTGAATTTAAAACACCAGCCCCAATGTCGGTTGTTGATGATGCAGTTACCTTTGCATGAACAACATTACCTATTCTTGTTAATCTTAAAGATATATTGCCATTAGTATAAGTCTTTGTTATTCCTACATTATATGCTATCTTCTCTTGCAATCTCTCTTGGTCTAAATTTAAAGAAAATTTCAACATATCATCATTCCATGCATCGCCACTATCATATACAGTTGGTACTGCTCTACGTTTTTTATAAGTATTAATATTTGAACCGCTTCTTGTTGTCTTTAATCCAGTCGTGTCGTATGTTTCAACAACCACAAATCTATATTCTTCCGGAGCTAATAATAAAGGATATGTTCCAGCATCAACTTTTACTATCTCACCATTGATATATACATAACCACTTGTTACAGTATAGTTTGACCCGCCCGATGTTATTGCAACGCCACTTAAATAAAAATTACCGTTGCTTCCTATTGTAACAGCGAAATCAGATAAATGATTGTCAATAAAATCTCTTATGCTCTCATCTGACCATCTATGGTCATTATTAACGTATGGTATTCCGCCATTACTGGTATTAATATATTTATCCATGTTAGTATGTTTGAATTAAATAAGTTTTATCTGAAAATATAAATTGATTAGCTTTTGCTTTAAATGTTGTATAGTTTGGATAACCGCAAGTTATTTTTATTGCATCTGGAATCCAAATTATAAAATTATAAGAAGCTCCGCTTTCGCCATTATTGTAAAAATATATTTGTTCTTGTGTTTCACTCCAATATGTTGCATTTGTTGGATTATTACCTGTTGTATTGCTTATGCACTCATAAATAGTATTACCATAACTTATAAAATCCCCAACAACATAAGCTGTTGATGGGTCGTATAAATTATAAGTATAAAGTGGTGGCTGTCCTTCCTCTGTATTGAACACATAAGTTATTACGCTATTACTTATATTTTCAATATAAATACCTTCATTAATAGGGTCATATTCAAGATTAAGATAATGTTCAATATATATTGTTTGTGAATTGTGTTTTAATATCCTTCGTTTTTTATCGTAGTAGTCAAGAAATAATATATTAACGTCTTTCAATGCTTTAATTCCAGCGTAAAGATACAATAAAGTCTTACGTGTTCTTAACCAATAAGGTGTTAATTGATATATAATATCTCTAAAACTTACATTGTAGTCCATTAACCTTGTATATATTTAATTGTTGCTACGTCCGATGTCGTTAATAAATCCCACAATGAACCATTCCAAACTCCTGTTATGCCGTCTTCTTTTGCTTCATAATAAAGTCCTGTATATAGAACCCAGTCGCCAGCGTTATAAGTTAAGCCAACATTATAAGTGTCTGGAAAATATTCATCAACATCATGCCCAGATGCCATTGATAAATAACCAGCATTTGCGTTATATCTTTGTTGAGCGTCAATCATTATATCTGTATATGGTAATGAACCATATCTTGCACTACATTTTTGAACCGTAACATTTAACACCCCTTCAACTGATTGTATTGCATCAACTAAATCTAATACTTTGAAATAACTATCAAAATCAATTTGTTGGATATAATCAACAACAGCTTCTTCAACTGGATAAACCGCACTATCTGAAATAAGTACTGCTCTTTCAGGTGTGCTACCGTCAACTGTTATTATCAACGGGTCATAAGTTACTGTTATTGATAATTTTAAATCGTCTGCTATTGCCGATATAGTTGTTATGTTTGTTCCTGCAGGTTTTATTCTGTCAATATAATAATCAAAAGATGTTTTCTCACTTGATGTTAATGCAGATAATGAGCCTACCGTTCCTTTTGCTACTTTTAAGATTATCTCTTTCCCAACGGTTGTTGAAATTTCAGTTGCTGCAGCTTGTGTTATTATCTTGCTTATTATTGCTGAATTACTTGTTGTATCAATATATTCATACCTATAATTAACAGCATTCCAGAGCAATGAATAACCGTATTGAAACGATTTACTTATTTGCTCGTACCATTTCAGCTGTCCGAATGTTTTATTTAATATTAATTCCTCTACTTCTGTAACGTGTAAATCAAATATCTTTTCATGTGACCATATAGCAACAGCCACTACCCAAAACCATAAACGCCAAATTGCAACCTTACTTGAAGACTGCAAATCACTTAATAATGTTTGTGTTGTTTCAGGTATAGGTGTTAATGCATTTAACTCTGCAAATGTTTCTTTTTCAGTTATTATTGCATTATATATTTCGCTTATTGTTCTAGCCATTATAGTACGTTTATTTTATTGTCTTTTAACCACCTCTTAGCCTGTCCTGATGTAAATGTATCAGTTGGAAAATTATATCCGTATAACTCAAATTTACCGTTGTTTGTTATACCTCCAATTACTTCAATGCCGTTCTTTAGTGTCTTATGATTTTTTATAGTTTTAAAGTCGCCAAAATCTTTACATTGAAATTTATGATATTGTTTTCCGTATTCGCTTGACACTTTATTCATAGTGTCGGTTACTTGTTCTTCTTTTTTTGTTATCGTTAAACCAAATTTGTCAGTTAATTCATCGGTATTAAAATCAAATGAATCTTTTAAATCTTTTACTATGGTTTCAATATCCATCACTTCTAATACATCTATGTCTTCAAAATAGAACTCGTTTATATTTTCAGGTATTATTCTGTGGAATTTCAATAAAGGCAATAGTTTGTCATTAATTAAAGAAGTAATCATTCTTTTATCACTAATTGCGTACTTTTTTAATATATTTTCATGGACTTCGGCTTGTGAACGGCTTGAACCGTCATCTGTTGCCATTGTTACGCCTAATATTAGTTTTGATATTTCAGAATTTGAACGGTCAATTAGTTTGTCAAAAACATTATAAGCATCTGAGCCACTTCCTTTTTCTTCTTTATAAATATCGTCCAAATCTAATACACCCCAACCAGCAGAACCCATATTGTCTAACATATCCTCTGCATTCTTTCTTCTTAAAGCATCTCTGGTGTTTGTTTGGATTGTTCTCGTTGGAACTCCAAACAATTCAGTATATTGAGCCCAAAATCCTAATGCATTTCTTTTATAAATTATTAATGGTGTTGCATAGTTTAATAAGCCAAAATCATATTGAGGGTTACCAACACTAATACACCATACATCATACGGTTTCTCTCCATATTTAATACCTGTTATTTCTGCTCCGAATGATTTTTTGATAACTCCAAATTCAGGAACTAAATATTGTTCAGGTATCTTTTTTACCCATTGAAACTTATTATCTTTTATATCTCCAAATTGTATTACTTCGTAGCCATAAAAAACACTGTCTAATGCAAGATTAAGAAATTCAAAGAACCATTGCTGATTTACTACTTTTGTTGCTTCTTCATCTACTTCGCCGTTACTGTATAAGTTAAATGGGCTTGATGTTAATAGATGTTTTCTTGTTTTAATTAAAGCCGATAAATGAGCATCTAACACTATATCTTGATATACTCTCATTAATGGACTTCTATTTGGCATCTGAATACTTTCAGCAGAGGTCAATGCGTCACGCCATTTTTTAACATCTTGACGTTCACGCATTAATTGCGTTTTTACTACATTTTTATATATATTAACTTGTTCAGGTTGTTTTTTGTCCTGATTAGTTATTTTTGATATTTCAAATCCTAATATATTCATTTAAAAGTAGTTTTCTATTTTATCATTACCTCCATAACTTATTCTTTGTCCTACTGTTGTATCTGAATAGATAGGTAAAGCCATTGTTATATCTCCTTTTTTTATTTGTTTTAAAAAATCAATAGCATCATCACGCCTTTGAATACGCCACTCTGGAATATTTCTCGGTTGTATTCTGCTATGTGCATGGTATAAAGTAATATCAATAACATACGTTCTTAATAATTGCTGGTCTTCTGCTTCAATAAAATATAATCTATTATTAACATCTATTGCGGTTGCTATAGCAATGCAAACATATAAACCTTTATCTTTACCTATTTTCGTCCAATAACTTGTATTTGTTGGAATTTTGTTTAATGTACCATTTGCCAAACACTTATAAACATCACTCTCATAACTTACATAACTATCCTTTGCATAAGTTGTTACCGATGAATAAGCCGTTGCAGTAATTTCAACTAAGTCATCAACAGCGTATGTTGCTGCAATATTAAATAAATTAGTTGTTTTAAATATCCTGTCAACATCGTATCTATGTCTTATGTATGATTTTACTTCGCTCATTGCAGCAAATATGCTTTGAGTTATATTGCTATCATTGTTCGCCAAAACAATATCCAAATCACTAGACTGAATTAATTGCTCAAAATCACTTATAGTTACAAAACTCATTATTTTAGATAATTAATTATTATTGCGTCCTGTTCTTCTTTTGTTGTTGTTTTTTTAATCAACTTAATTAATTGCTTTGCTTCTTCTTCTGTTATCTCTTTTCCTGTTAGGTAATAAGCCCTTAATGACATACGTCTGTAGCTATTAAATGTTTTTTCGTCTAATTCGTAAGCCATAGCATTAAGTTTTTTGCAAATTAATTATTTTTTTTGTTTAAATATTAAAAAAACTACTGTAAATTATTAACAATTTGAGTTAATAATTATATTTATTCTTACGATGCACAACAGACCTTATTCCTTCATCGCCTCCACGTTGGTAATTTATAAACTCATCTTTGAAACATTGTATTAAAAAATCTTTAGTTGTATCTAAAAAGTGTCCATAAGGTTCATAGCTTACCTTTGTTTTAGGGTCTATTATTCTTTTTTTGAGCATAGTTCCATCTTTATCCTGCTTTGTTTCGATGTAATCGTTTATTGCTGTTTTGCATTTTTCATTAATAATTATTTCTGCAAATTGTAGTTTTTCGCTAAAAATATCATTTATGAAGTCTGCTATTAATGCAACCGATGGAGCATTATTTATAAAATTATCTTGTATTCTATATCCTTCTTTTTTTATTGATTCAGTGAAAATATCATAAAAAGACCTTTTGTCATCGTCTATGTTATTTCTACTTTTAGTGGAACGGTCGCCATACATGAATACTGTTTGATTATATCCTATTTCTTTTAAATATCTTGCAACTTTTGCTCCAGCTCTACTTGCTGTATTGTCGGGGTCAGAGCAAGGAAGTTCTTCTATTAGTTTGACTAAAAATTTATCATTTAATTTTTCAAGTTGCCATAAGCTTACTGCAATATATGGATATACGTTACTATCAATACTTACATGAATAACTTCATCAATATTATATTTTATTGGTTTTACGTGTTTTTCCAAATCAAAAGACTTTAAAAATTCTCCTCCTGTTTTTAATTGAATGTCCCAATTGCCTTCAACAAATACTTCATATTCAAACCTGCTTAAATTATCTTTTAATGATTTTAAATATAATGGTTGTTGTTCTAATAGCGGAGTATTATCATATATTCTGCTTTGGATATAAAGCCATCTAGGATTTATGGTTCCGTTTTTGTGTGGTTCGTATATTTTATTTTTAACCCACCCAAAACTAGGGTTCGCTGTTGCTACTACTATTGGAGGTGGTTGTACGTTTGAATCTTTTATAATATAACTTCCAGCTCTTTCAAACGCCTTTGACAATGATACTTCTTGACACTCGTTTATTTCTTCAAAACCAAAACCATTAGCCTCTAACCCACGCCACCGATTTAACTCTTTATCGGTATCGTAACTTTCAGGGAAAAAAATAATTTGAGAGCCATTATTGAAAGTAACAGTATGAAGCTCTTTATCATGATGTTTTATAAATGACGTTGGTTTTATTTTATCCCAACTAGGGTAAGTATTTCTCTTAATAGTTGGTAAATCTGCTCTTACTATTACCCATCTTGACTTGGGATATATTTTAGAAAGCAGTATAAATAATCCTAATAGTGCATAAGTTTTACCGCCGCTGTCGTATCGCACCACCATATAAAATGAACGAATAACGCTCACTAAATACAGCTTCCAAAAACTCTACCTGTTTTGGAAATGGTGCGAATAATGTTTCTTTTTTTATATGTGTCTCCAAGATTTTCTTAAAATTATATCTTTTATGGTGCATGCTTTTACACCGTATTCCAATCCTAACATTTCACGAGTATAAACTCTTTTTTTAAATTTACTTCTTATTTCAATTACTTGCGATTCAGTCAATATTGATTTTATGTTTTTTTCTCCTTTTACGCCATTAAATAATTTGTTTAAAGCACCATGCTTCATATTCTCTTCTTGAGTACACCATTCAAGATTTTCAACCCTATTATCATCTTTAATTCCATTTATATGATTTACTTGAGGTTTATTTTCAGGATTTGAAATAAATGTTTCAGCAACTAATCTATGTGCTTTAACAGTTGTTAGTTTTTTATTAATCATTATCCCATACCTAAAATAACCTCTATTATCTTTAGCTGGTTTTAATACCTTACTAACTACATTGTGGGGCTTACCATTTTTTCTTATTATTACGTGAGGAATTGTCTTTATTTTACCTGTGTTTGATACTTCGTAATTTGTATTTAAATATTGCTTCCAAATTTGCATTTTTCAACAAATATAATGTTTTTCTATTTAACCACCAAATAAATAACAATTAAAATTAAAATTCTATTTCTTTTCCTCCGATAACAAAAACTTGTTTTATCTGTTCGCCTTTAGAAGTGTGGTCAATTTCATTCCTATCAGTCCAGCCATGATTAGACTTTAGATTTACGATGGCAGTAGCTTCTCGAATGATTCCCTTTTTACTGTTACAAAAACAATTGGCTTCTAAAGTCTCAATAAGTTGCTTATGTTTATGTTTTAATTCTGGAAATTTATCTTTTAATTCAGTGAATAATGATTTATAATAACCTAAATTTCGAGCCACTTCGCCTATAAAATCATACTTGTAATAAGTAATAGTACGTTCATCTTTAGTGTATGAATCTGTTTCGTTTGCTGTTTCAATGGCTAAATCAAATATATTATGAGATAGTTCAATTGTCCATTTCTCGGCGTTTTTATTACCCATAAGTTTTTCAGATGTTACTTCTCTTTTAGCCATACAAAAACATTTAATTTTGCAAGATAAGAATAATAAAATTAATATGCAAGTGTTTTATTAAAAAAGATTGAACAAAATAGTTTATATAATATACGGTGTAAAAAAACGTAAATCATTTTCATTTTTTTACAACTTTTTTACAACTTTTTTACAAAGCTAATAATCAGTATATTATATCTTATTTATTCTTAATATTAATAATATATTATATTATAAAGTATTGATAATTAGTAATGTAAAAAAACATGTAAAAAAGTGTATTATTATAGTGTAAATACTTATTTTTAAAATTTTAATTTTTAAATCTTTGAATTTTTAAGTGTTAAAAACAGGTTTTTTACACCTCGTTTTTTTACAAAGCAAAAATAATTAAAAAAATATTGTTTTTTATTGCGTTGTAATTATTTTTATTTATCTTTGTTTAATATTATTAATTTTATAAATTTTAGAAAAATGATAGATTTAGACTTAAAAATAAATTATTTAGTGGCAAAACATGGTAAATTAGTTTTAGCTGAAAAATTAGGAATTTCATATCCTTATTTGCAAAAATTGTTAATTAATTTAGATTTAATAACAATTGGACAGTCAAATATTATAGAAAAACTATATAATGAATTAAGGAATGAATAAAAATGATTATTTAATTGAGAGAATGTTTTCGAGGTTAAAATTAACCGACGAAAAAAACATAATGTCATTAAAAACATATCAAAAAAGAATGCAAGATGTTAGGATATGTAATAGCGATAAAGATGGGAATATAGTTATAATACCATATAAATTAAGTAGAGAGTGTTGGATGTATTCAACTAAAGCTAAATTTTATACTGGTTATTATAATGATTCTGAAATATGGAAATATAAGAGACTTGCTCCAGAGAATGAATATACAAATAATGAAGGAGACAAAGTAAGAATGGTTATGCCTAAAGGTCAGATAGTGCCACCTTTTTTAAGTAAAAATATAATAGAATCTTATGAATCTGAATTAAGCATAGATACTTTGTATTTAACTGAAGGATATATAAAGGCTTTGAAGTTATATATTGATGGATTACATAGTGTTGGATTAGGTAGCATTACTTTATATAAAGAGAAAGAAACTAACTCGATGTATGAAGACATAAGAACTATTATAAATAATTGCAATGTTAAAAATATAGCTATAATATATGATGCTGATTGTTCGCACATATCTGTTAAAGATGTAATTAATAATAGAGATGTAAAAAGAAGACCTAATAATTTTTTAAGTAGTTTTAAAAACATAAAAGAATTATTAAAAGGATACGGACTTGATGTGTTTTTTATAGCGTTAAAAAATCAAGATGAAAAACTAAAAGGTATTGACGACCTGTTAGAAAATATACCCGAAGCAATAAATGAATTAAAAGACATAGGATTAAGAAGTGGAAAATATTTTGAAAAAATAACAGAACTTGAAAAAGTAGAAACTTATTTAGGATTAGACTGTGTTGATACATTACATAAAAACAATAAAGAAAGGTTAAAAAATAGGACATTTAGTTATGAAAAGATATTATATGCTGATGAATCTGGGAAATTAATAAGAAGCGAAAAAGACCCTAATGAAATACCGTTTTTCGCAGTTGGTAATAATTATTATATGTTTGGAACAGATGGAACTCTTTTAATGAAAAAGAAAGAAATGTTAAAAGACATGGGTTTTACAAAAAATGATTTTTTAGGGTGTCGAAAATTAGAAAATTTTATAAATGTGCCTTTGCTTTATCATGAATTTAAATTTGTTATTGACAATAAATTTAACTTATATCACAAATTTAATCCTGAAATAAAAACAGATAATTGTGAAACCATACTTCATTTAGTTAATCATATTTTTAGGGAGCAGTATGAATTAGGATTAGATTATCTGTGGCAATTATATTTTAATAGAACTCAAAAACTACCTGTGTTATGTTTGGTGTCAAAAGAGCAAGGAACAGGTAAAAGTACATTTGCACAAACATTAATGGTTGCATTGTTTGGTAATAATTTTACTCAAATAAGTAATACCGAGATAAATTCTAAATGGAACGATGGGTATATTTCAAAAAATGTTTTAACATTAAACGAAATAACCATAGAAAAAAAAGAGGCTTACGAAAAAATAAAAACATTATCAACTGAAGAAATACAACCACTTCAAAGACGTTTTACGGATTCATGTGATTTGCCTTGTTATTTAAGATTAATAATGAGTAGTAATTATGAATTAAATTTTATGAAATTAACAGGTGAAGATAGACGTTTTTGGATTAAAAAAATAGCAGTACCTGAAAAAATAATAATTGATTATGTTCAAAGAGTAAAAGATGAAGCTGGATATTTTGTTGAGTTTTTAAGTAAAAGAGGATGTAATTATAAAACAAAAGGCAATAGAATGTTTTTTGATTTTGAAGACTATAAAACAACCGAACTTGAAGACATAATAGACGACAGTAGAAATGAATTATATATAGAAATTTACGAAACAATAAAAGCTATTTTTATATTAAATGAATCAATAGATACCTTAAATTATACTCTTAAAGATTTGCATGAAAATATAATAACTCAAAATACAAGATATACTAAAAAATGGATTAAAAACGTATTAAGAGATGACTTTTTGATAAGTCCAAGTAAATCAAAAAGATATGAATTTTATAATAAACATTCAGAAAATAATATTGAAAATAAAATAGGTTCTTGTTATGAATTTAGGCGTGATTTTTTTCTTGAAAAAGATATTGAAAAACGCAATGAAATAGAAAAAGAACAAACTATTTACCAAACTAATGAAAAACCATTTTAGTACATGATACAAGAAGCAAAAATAATGACTAAATTAGAAATAGAAAAATATATTAGTTCTTTTAAAAACAAGAAGAAAGAGCAGTTTGATTTTTCTAAATATTCAAAAGAAATACACTATCAATATTTTGAAATTGAACGGTCAATAATTGAAGGTTATAACGAAAAAAGACAAACTCGAATTGATAGAATTAAAAAGTTTGAAGAAAAAATATGTGATTGTGGATTAAAAATGAGATACATTAAAGAGCATGGATTTTGGGGCTGCCCTGACTATCAAAATAAAGACAAAAAACATAATACTTTTAATAATGTCTTTAATGATTATCCAATAAGATATGACGTTCCTTCTAACTGGTTAAATATAATATTAATAGAATTAAAAATAGAAAAAGAAACAACCACAAAAGAATTATTAGAATATTTAAAATATAATCATTATGACGATTTAAGGTTAAAATATAGAAACAAAGACACTATTATTACAACTGATGGATTTAAAAAAGCAAAAGAAAATTCAACAAAGACTGAATTAAATATATTAAAAATATTAGAAGAAAGCGGTTTAAAAGCAAAAAGACACATTTACATAAAATATAAATTATCAGATGAAAATAAATATCGTATTTGTGTTCCTGATATTGTAGCTTCTTCAGATAGTTATGTTTTTTTAATAGAGATTAAAGAAGATGAAGTATATATAGACGAAAAACAATTAACATTATATTTTGAATTATTAAAAATAATAATGAATACCAACAATGATAAAAGGATTTTACTTGCTACATTCATTGTTGGGCGTGATTCTAAACAATATTTAACATTAAATAAGTTGTTAGATGGTGGAAGTTCTAACGATATTATTTATAAATTAGTTGATTATAATTTTAAACACCAAACAAACCAATAACATGAAACTACTAATAGACTACAACCTGGAAATAGAAAAGCTACTGAAAGAGGAGTAATACACAAAAGAAGAAGTATTAATGATATTGGAACAGGCATTGAGGAATGTAGTACCTGATGAAGTGGAAGTGATAAAAGAAGTGGAATTAAGGCGAATAAGAAAAGAAGCTAACAAAGAGATGTGCGAATGGATTTTAAATAACTTATAATACTAAAAATATGAAACTAAAACCAAATACAAAAACCGACCTTAAAATGTTATTAATGATAGAAATACTTTTTCTTATTTTATATGCGATATGTATTTATATTACAAATAAACCATACAAAGAAGAGGCATTAATACTATCCTGGAGCATATACAATTTTGCAATTATATTAGCTTTTGTATGTTATAAAATTGAAGATAAAATTAAAAACAAATAAATAAAGCTATGGAAAAAATAAATGACAATACTATATTCTGCGGAGTAATGGTTCTTTTATCTTTAA